AGAAAACACTTAGTCTTCTGGAACCTAATATTGTATATTTTTGCACGGTGTTCGAGAGTTACAATCTGTTTCATATTCTTTACAGACATTAATACGTCATCACCATTATGTGTACTCACTACATTCAACCCGTCTAGACATAAATCAGTATAAATTTGATTAAGTACAGTATTCATTACAGTAGTGAACCGCCATCCAGATAGCAATGTCCCGCTAGCCTTATATTGTGAGTTATTAACTACATCATTAATATAACACTCATCCAGTGAGCGTATTACCCAACCTAAAGCTGTTATCTGGTCTGGTACCATATCATTACTGAACACCGAATGATAAGCTCGGAGCACTGCCTGCATGCTACTATTACTATGCTGAGAATTAAAGTCTTCAAAGTCAAAACAAAAAGGAGTTCCATTAGATAGAACCTGCTGTACCGTTTTGGCCACGCTCTCTTCGTTAGCAGATTGTCCTATCGGGAATTTTTCTGACAGCATCTCTTCTATATTGGGCATACAGTATCCTGCCATAATAAAACTGGTAGCATCTACTCCGTAGATAGCCCTCTGTTTACCCCACTCATACTTGGTTGAAGACCATGCCACCATTTCTGCCTTGCGCCTTGAAAACTTAGAGAATGGGTATGCCGGCATACGGTTGAAAGAATAGAATTTGTGCTTTAAAGACCGATCACTCGCAATATATTCTTTGTCTTCTTCATATTGAGAGTGATATGCCCCAGTAGGCGACCAGGCCCACCGCATAGCCCAATAGTCTTCCCATAAGGTTCTTTTGGGTTTAGCACCTCTATCACGGATTTGCTGAAATAGCAACACAGCCCTAGAAAATACTTCCGCTTCATCGACGTTACACAAGTTAGGGCTGGTCCTGTTTTCACGCTCCTGCGACCAGTTCACAGCCCCCAAACCTCTATTAACTAAAACTTCAAACTCAAAGAAAGGAGTCAAGTCGATACTGACATTATTTTGAAGAGCTTTAAGTCTAAGAGAAAACTCATCTTTAATCTTCTTAGCAAACTGCT